AAACCACGCTTCTGCTACATCGTCTGTATTTGCGTAGATACCAGCTACATGTCCAGCGGCAGGAATCCATCTATGGACATTATTCCATTTATCAAAGACATTTAACCAGTTTCCATAAAGAGCTATGTAACTTGAGTTCACGTTGAAGTCATCATAACCTTCGCTTGTACCTCCAAGTGTTCCAAGTCTCCAGTCTCTTAATTCAGTAGCTTCATTACCTCTGTTATTGACTACTAGTGATTTAGGAACGTCTGCTATGGCAACGGCATCTTTTCTTCCTTCACAAATATCAATCAGATGTCTTTTAACCGTATCAGATTTGTTGGAGTCTATAAAAAGATTTACGTCTATTCTTTCTGCATCTGAATAAAGATCATAAGCATCAATTATGTCTCCATCTTGAATAGTATCTCCGTTATTTCTTAATCCTCCTCCAAAGCTACTATAGTCTTTCATGTACTTGTTATGCATCTCTGTATTTTTGAAAGCGGCTGTAACTGCCATTCTGATATATCTTGATTGGTCATTAATGACATTTACGCAATATTGTGTACCTCCTTCATCATCCAGAGCTTTAGGATCAGTACTGACTAAAAATGACTCCACTACTGAGTATGGAATGACTTTCTTGTTAACGTCTTCTTGACTAGCGGCTTTTACGATAATGATAAATTCTTTATCATCGTCAAAAGCTGAATCTACTTCTTGGTCAATGTCATCGTATAATTCAGCCGATAGTCCAAGAGTAGCTGTATCTGTTCCTTTTCTAATTCCATTATAGGTATTTCTTCCTATAATTGCTACTTTGATATAGTTCCCCCATTCTCCTCTGCTTGCGGCAATAAAAGCAATTTGAGAACCATTTTCAGGTCTGCCAGGATCAAACACTACATCTTCATCTCCAAATTCGTCAGGGTCTTCACTTTCAAAATCTGACAATTGATATCCATTTGGAACTGGTGTTCCAACATATGGAGTTAAAGAACTTCCTGAAAGTACAGTACCATAAGCACCAGCAAAAGTAGCACTAGGAGCTAACACTCTTGTACAATATAGATTGTTTCCATATTGTAGGAATCCAGCGGCAGACATGATATCCTCATAGGTATCATCTTGCGGAGTTCCAAAGATTTCTGTTAATTCGTCAATTGTATTGACTAGTTGCCTTTTTAATTCTGGCCCCTTCCAAGTATTCCTCAACACACTCACACCAATGGAGGTTGCAACGGCAGGGATAGTAGTAGTTAAATCTATTTCATTAACATCTACTAACGGTGATAAGTATTGTGTCATAATTTGTACCTCCTATTCATATCCTTATCCTTTCGGATAGCTTTTCTTCTTTATTCTAATCCTATTTTTTTCATTGATTTTTCAAAATCTTTTAATGTTTTCATCATTCTTCCAGTATATGCCTTGGCAACCATAGCTTGATTAGATTGAGTCATAACTGTTTTAAGAAATAATAAATCATCATCTATTTTATCACGAAGCTTTCTCCACTCTTTTATTCTTTGATAAGTTGTTTCTTTATCAAGTGTTTCTGCTTCATTTAATGCTTTGCTTAGAAACTCTTGCATTGTACTAGCCATAATTTATTCTCCTTTACCGATAGCTTCTCATAATAATTAGATATACTCCTATCTATACTATTTATATAAATAAAAGCATTTTCCTTCTAATATTATTTATATTTTTTTAATTTTTTTAAAGAAAAAATAAGGTTTTATACGGATATTTGTACTGTTTCGCTTACAGTAAAATAGTCATATGTAAAGTTTACAGTACTTTCTAATTGAACATCTCCTTCTCTTGTGCTAAAGGAGACTTCTCCTAATGTGGAGGGCCAAATATCTTTGAAGTTAATAGCACATACTGGTTGCCTGTAATTTGAGAAAACTACCAGACTGGCATCTACAGCATAGTTTCTTTGCTCTTCATGTTTCACAAAGTTATCATTGCAGTATTTCATCCACTTAATAAGTAATCTCCAGTTTCTAATTTCAGAGTCCACAACATAACTAACTAACCATGAATCAAATTCCATTGGTTCTAAGACGTGTTTAGTCTTATGGCTCTGCCAACGGAGTTCTTCTTCTGCCAAAGATACACTAGGAATAACCGCTGAAAAGATATTCATAACGAAAGGGTTATTAACTGATATCTGATTCTCTGTAGGAAGTACAGGAAATATCAATTGGAAATTCGTAGGTGTAGCTTTGTCTATATTAGTTAACCCTGATTGTCCACAAGTAATAGCCATTTTCTTCTCCTACCCTCTAAACCTTAGAGGTCTTTTGCGCTCTGTCACGGTTCAAAGAGATTATATTTTACTACCAATTCTCCGTCTTGTATTTTACCTCTTAAATCTATTATCATTCCTCCCTAAGCTCCGCTGGTAAATGTAGAAGTAGAATCTCCTACATAAGCTTCAAAGTCATCTGGATTAGTGAACATACTAGTAAATATCTTACCTATCAATGCAGTAGATTCAACAGGCTTGAAGAACCATGTTTGTAATTGAAAATCTAAAGTATAATTTATTACTCTATACTCTTCATCTGACATTTCATGGCTTATCTCTGGAGTACAGCTTTGAAAAATTACTTTAACATCGAATTCCAATCCTAACTCTTCTAGAAAAACCCTTACAAAAATATGAGGAGCAAAGAAAGGTAATATCTGTTCTATGATCTGGTCTATATCTACCATATGCAAGGCCCATATATTCATAGTTACTGTAAGGTTATATGGAATTGGATGGAGATATTTCTGCCACTCAAGAGTATCTGTATTTGCACTCTTACATATTTCAAATTTATCATTTACTTGTCTTTCAGAAGCCCAATCAATGGATGATACCCATGCAGTTATCATAGGAAGCATTTCATCATCTTTTCTTTCTCTTAACCAATAGTAAACCTTTTCCTTGACTGATAGTTTAATTGGTACTTCTACATATTTTGCAATTGCCTTTCCATCTGGAGTATATCTAGCAATCTTGATATCATTAAAAGCATCCAGAAATTGTATTAGTGTTTTTCTAAACACATGGAAAAAGAAATAATTTTTCATATATTTACACCTTTTTTACTCTTTGTATAGAGGTATATCTATAGGGAACTTTGTTCCATTTATTTACCTCTGCTTCTTCATGTCCTTTTACAGTAAAATCAATTGTAGCCTTTTGCCCCTTTGAAAGAGGATTTTTACCAAAGTGTTGTAGCATATTTCCATCTTTATCTTTCATTACAGTAATTGAGCTAAACCCATACCTTGTTTCAAATTCATGTTGCCTTATTACTTCTACTTCAAGACCTTTTACTCTTTCTCCAATAACACCTATATAATCGCTATTCATAAGCTCTGCATTGCTGGCTTTAACTTTTTTATCTCTAGCCATTTCTTCTTGAGCAACTAATTCCCTAAACTCTTCTATCGCTGGAGAATCTTGACGTTTCCATTCTCTCTTTGTTTTACTCAAATCTAAACCAGAAGCACTACCACCTTCTCTATACTCAAATCCATATTTATACTTTTCTCTTACTCCAACGTCATCTACAACATAGCCCCATTCAATACGTCTATATCCTTGTCCATGACCTTTTCCAAAAACCATTGATGCATGTACTTCTACTAGATAGTCACCCTTCTTGACACCGCTAATTCCTCTCATTTTTTTGGCATCAAAGTTTGATCCTAAATCGGCCCATTTATCTGTATTACCTATCTGTCTATGTTTCCAAGATTTTTCTAGTAAATACCATCTCTGTTTAGTACTTTTAAATATTCCGTTATTAGATTTTATCAGGCTTTCAAGAGTCCTATGATTTTCATTATCCATTGGTGATGAATAGCTAAACTTTCCAGCCCCTTCTGTTAAGTATTTAAAGAATCTCATATTACTTCTCCTTAAAAATCTAATATTGTCTTTACATTGGATTTTTGTGTTGGATCATATTGTCCAGCTTTGGCTTTATATTTTTTGGGCTTCATTCCTTTAGGTATTACTATTCTATTTTTATCCCAATTCATATATTTTTCAGTTGAGCCAATAGTAGAAATATATCTACCTTGTACGTTTCCTGCCGCTGATAAATTATATACATCAATTAGCTTATTTCCATCAAATGCCGCAAGCTCCCATACATAATACTCATTTCCTGTACGGTATGATTTCTTTTTTACTAGTACAGCTTTGAAGGTTGCATTAGGAAATTCTGATAAAGGAAAATGTTTTCCTCTTCTTTTTTTTACTAACTCTGGAGTTAGAACCATCATATCTTCATCTCCATAAACAAATTTTCCTTTAAACTTTACTGGTTCTTCTTCTTTAGCTTCATTTAGATATCGTTTTAATCTCATATTAATATCCGTATATTTCAGAGTCTATATCAACATGTTTAGAGTAATCAAATATTTCATCACTCTCTTCTTCCAATTCATCATTGTCTCCGTATGCAGTTAACGGAGTAGTCAATGTTCCAGTCTCCTTGACAGGAATTACAGGATTCTCTCCTTCTACCTTATCTCTATCAGTACTGAGTTTAGGGCTTGGTGCTCTGTTAAATCTAGCAATCTCCTCTGCCGATTCTGATTCTTCGCTAAATCTGTAAGGTCTTAGAACAAAACCCCAAATCATTTTCTTTAATTGAAATATTTTTTCTTCTTCTGATACATCTGCTATCTCATAGGCTCTGTTATTCCATAGAGTGATAATGGCATCCCCTGGTTTTGGATGATAACCAGCACTAACATCTCTAGTCAATGTGAATTTTGGAATTGAAGCAAATGATATTACCTCTTCTGAATATATTCCAAATCCTGTAGTCAGAGTAGGTTCTTCTGTAGGTTCATAGATAAGACGTGTTCTTTTTGGAGGAACCAAATATCTTGTACGATCTGATTCACCATAGAAGTAATCTTTCTTGACTCCTTCATCTCTTATATAGTAGAGACATTCTATTCCAGAGATATCCGTAAATTCTACTATTACAGATTCAAATAAGTCATGCTCTACGTTATTCTGTAAATGGTGTAAATCCCATTTTGGTTTTATAAGTTTTCCTGATTTCATTTTTACCTATTAAACTTGCTTACCATTTCAATTACTTTGGTT